CATATTATGTACGCGCGCGCGTGGCCCGCTCGGTCAACTCGTCTACCATCGGCACATCTTCCAGCACCTCGCCCAGCCGTTCAACGGCTCTGCCGTGCCAATTCCGTGCCGTGCTGTCCGGCACACCCAGCTTGCCGGAAATTTTTGTCCAACTGTACCCACGAATCAGCCGCATGATTATGACCGATTTGTACTTACCGTTCACCGCGTCCAGTGCGCCCCGGATGTTGGCCGCGTCGCCCTCCAAGACTTCCACCTGAACGCCGATCTCCTGCAGGCGGTTCTTCACGCCGTTTTCGATCACGCGCACGGCCAGCGCCTCGGTGGGGTTGCCGGGTGCCGAACTATGCGGCATACCGTCCATAGCAAGGCCGCCCAAGCCGTTATATTCATCTTCCAGCGCGTCACGCTCCCGTTTAAGCAGCTTGATAGCCTCCGGGATTCCCCCGTAATATTTGACGATATGGAGTGCATAGACAAGCGGCGTTGCGGCCATAGCGGCGGACAACACCTTGCTCCCGCCCTTGGCAGCGTCGTCATACGCGCCCATGTGCCAACGGATAGCCAGCGCCTCGGCGTCGGTCAGCGGCATAAAGCGCTGCGCCAAAAAGGCAGACTTCTCCCCGTGACCGAACGGGAATTTTTCGCGCACGGTATAGCAGGGCACAGTTTCCCACTCACCGTCGCTGTTCTTCTGATTTTTGGTGCTTTGGGCATAGAAATCCGCCTTGCAAATGTCGTGCAGCAGCGCCACAACGGCATAGGTTTCCGCCGTAGGCACACCCGGCACCCGCCCCGCACCGATCAGCTCATAGTACACATTCAGGCTATGTTCCACCAGCCCGCCGGTGTAGCTGCCGTGGTAGTGGGTGCTGGCCGGTGCCTCGAAAAAGTCCGTGCTTTCCAGCCATTCCAGCAGTTCCGCCGCGCCCGGCCTGTGAATCTGCGAGGTGAAAATCTCAATAAAGCGTTCCTTGTTGTCCATAGTCATTGCCTCCCAACTTCTGCAATCCCGTACACGCTGTCAACTTCCTGCTTGGTAATATTCCGGCGTTTCAGCATTGCGGTGATCTCCTGTTTCTGTTCTTGGTAAACATCTTCATACGCGAAGAAATAGCGTAATTCCGGGTTGAACATTGACCGCAGGCTCAAACGCACAACCGTGTGTTCGTCAATTTCCATCGGAACCACATACACGGCAATTTGCCCGGTCTGACTGTTGACCTCCCGGCAAATCACGATAACTTTTTTCACGCACAGCATAGACCCGTGCCCCTTTCTTACCTGTTCATTCTCGGCGTAACCTTGCACCCCGGTGTGCCGTGCCAACACTCCGCCCGTCGCATAATCACGGTGGTGTGCCGCCACCCGGCATTGCTTACCCGCGTTTCCACCCGGTTTAGTGTGTAGCCGGGGTATTTCCGCTCCCAGTACGCCACATCGTCGATGTACAGGGTGCTTGCCTCGTCCAGCTTCTTGCGGCTCCACTTGGTATCGTTCGGCGGCGGTGTTTTCGGCTTTTCAAGGCCACGGCTCTGCCGCCAGCTCCGGGCGCACCGCTTGTTCTTGCTGATATACCGCACAAGGCTTTCAACGCTGCCGTGGTCAACATCCAAGTATTCACAGCGGGTAAAGCCGATCTGCCCGGCCTTGTCTGCCCATAGCTGTTCCAGCACATCACGGGTCAGGCCGTCGGTGTGCTGTATGATCGCGTGGTGGTGGTGCCGCCCGCAGGCTGTGCCATCCTCCTGCACGGTGCAATACTCTGTGGCGGCAACCCACTTGGGGCGCTGTACGCCGTTCTTATCGCACCAACGGTACAAGCGCTTTATGTAGTTCGTCAAATCGCGGTCAGCCTTGGCCGTGTCGCCCGGCTCCGGGTGGTGGTCGTCGTCATAGGTGCCCGTCCACGAAAAATCCCCCTTGCCGAAGTTGGCATTGACAAGCTGCACATGGTATCGCTTGGCCCTGTTGTCGTTGTAGGTCTGCTGTGCAAGGGTGGCTTTCCGCACTTGCCCTGCATGATATGCCCCTCGGCAATGCTCTTGCCTTGCAGCATACCGTTCCACATGAACCTGAACAGGCGCACGGTGTTGAATATGTCAGTTGCGGCCAGCTCACAGTCTGAAAAGCTGGTTCCTTTCTTGCATTTATCCCACACGATTCTGCCGGGCGCAAATTCATAGCTGAAATAGTTGCAGCCCCATACAATGTAATGCTTGGCTACCCTGCGTAACTCGTCAAAGTATGCCCGCCCCGGTATCTCCCACACAGGCGATACCGGGTAGTCGCGGTATACGCCGATCTTGCTAACCTTGCTGCCGTAATAGCCCCGGCGTTCCGGCCCGCTGAAATACGGCGGGTCAACCACCGCAAGATCAAAGAACCCGTCCGGGAATTGTGCCATGCCTTTCATGCAATCCATGTTGTAGCACTGGTTTAGTTCAAGCATTGATGATCTCCGTTGTAGATAACGACCATCGACGGAAACGGTGCAGGCGGGAACCTGTTCCCGTCCTCGTCCTCAAAGTGCAGCCGTCCGCGCAAAAAGCGGATTTCTGCTTTTCCGTATATGTAGTCGTGGAAGTAGGCCGTGTCTGTCCTTGCTGGTATCAGCAGAACAACCATTGTTCCAGCCTGCGCCTCCTCATAGGCTTTGCGCACCCACGCGCCCAGTGCCCGGCCATACGGCGGGTTGCAAAACACGCTGCCCCCCCGATATTCCACGGGGCGGTCAGGCCGTCGGTTTCCGGGGTGTAGAAGTTCTTGCATTTTGCGCTTTTTTCTGTGGCCGCCGCGTCTAAAGTGAAATGAAACTCCGCGTTCAGGGTGTCGAAAAAGCCCTGCGGTGTGCAGTAGTCCATTTTCTTACTGCTCAAAAGCGCGCTGTTCATCTTCCGTTCCTTTCATGGCGCGGCATTTTCACCGGCACAGCGTCCGGCCCAACTGCCCAAACTTCCACATCGTCGATGATCTCCAACCAGTCACAGCCCCAATACTCCGCTGCGTTCAGCATGGCGGCATAGTTGGAGGTGTGTGGCACGATCACTTCACCAAATCGCGGATGAACCACCCGCGAACAAGTCTTTGCTTTCCAGCGGCTTTCCCGTGCCCGCCGGGCGGCAAGGGTCATGTCCTTATACGGATTCACGCAGCCACTCCGCCTTGTCGGCCTGCCCGTAAAACCCGTGTGCCAGCCACACGCCGAAAACGAACAGGAACAGCCCGGCCAAGCCATAACCGATGATCTGCCCGATCTCGCACATACCGCCAGCGCCCAGCAGCATAAGGAACCCCAGCATAGCAAGCACGGCACCGACGCGCTCCTGCAGGCGGGTCAGCTTGCGGGCGCGGGCGGTGGCATTTTTCCGCCGGGCCATTTCCTTTTTGTACTGCTCCGGGGTATAGGCTCTAATGATTTGCCCCGCCGGGCTGGTCTTGATCTCAATGTACCGCACTTCCACTTTTGACTTCCTCCTTTAATGCCGCTCCTGCAACTCCTGCCGCCGGGCGTAGATTTTACTTTGTGCCAGTTCTGCACTGTAACCGCCGCGTCCGTTCTTGTCCATTTTCCCTGTGTCACCTCGCGCCCGCTCATGGTAGACCGTCGCCAAACTAACACCCAGCTTTGCAGCAATGTCGTTCATGTGCCAACCTTGGAGGTAGAGCTTCTCCATTTCTTGGCGGTCACTGTAACTCAAATGTTTATACTTCATGGTGTCGTCCTCCCTCCTTGCTGTTTTTAGGTAAAAAAAATAAGCGCGGAAGAAGTTTTTCAACTTCTTTCGCACTTATTCTAATATCTCGGCGGCGGCAACGGCAAAGCGGCAGAGTCCCTCGCCTTTAAATCATACTGAACAAATCCACCTGGCTCGTTTCGGGCAGATTACCCAAAGCGCCGACGGCGCGGAGCTTGTCAAAAACAGACTGCGCCACACCGCTGGCCTGCTGCAATTCCTCCACCGAGATATACTCCTGCCCGTGCATCGTGGCCTGTTCCAGCGCAACGGCGGCGGCATCACCCAGACCGCGGATGGCCGTGAACGGCAGACGCACCTTGCCGTCCTCAACCACGTACTTGCTGGCGTAGCTCCTGCCCAGCTCGATGGGCAAAAACTCGCAGCCGCGCTGCAGCATTTCGTTTTCCAGCTGCAGGCTGACCAGCGCGTCATCGTCCTTGGCGGTGCGCTCGTCCTTGGGGATCTTTTCGTTGTCGCGCAGGTGCTGCTTCGCCACACGGACGCCGCCCACGGCGGCCTCGTAGTCAATATCCGCGCCGCGCACCGTGAAGTACACCGCGTAGAAGATGGCCGGGTGGTAGACCTTGAACCACATCAGGCGGATGGCCGCCATCAGGTAGGCCACGGCGTGGGCCTTGGGGAACATATACTTGATCTTGCGGCAGGATTCAATATACCAGTCGGGCACATCGTGCTCGCGCATGGCTTCCTCCCACCCGGGCTTGAAGCCGCCCTTGGCGACCTTGCCCTTACGCACGGCCTCCATGATGTCGAACGACATCTTCGGCTCCAGTCCCTTGCGCAGCAGGTACAGCATGATGCTGTCACGGCAGCCGATGACCTCCGCAATCGTGCAGGTGCCCGAGCGGATCAGCTCGTCGGCGTTGCCGGTCCAGACGTCGGTGCCGTGGGACAAGCCGGAGATTTGGATCAGCTCGGAGAAATTCTTCGGCTGGGCGTCCAGAAGCATCTGGCGCACGAAGTTCGTGCCCATCTCGGGGATGCCGAACGTGCCGGTCTTGGAGCCGATCTGCTCCTCCGTCACGCCGAGGGCCTCGGGGCTGGTCAGCAGGCTGTAGACCTTCTCGTCGTTCATCGGGACGGAATCAATCGGAATGCCGGAGTATTCCTCAAAGAACTTGTAGAAGGTCGGCACATCATGACCCAGCTCATCCAGCTTGAGCAGCGTATCGTGCAGGTATTTAAATTCAAAGTGGGTCGTCAGCAGACCGCCCTTGACGTCGTCCGCCGGGTGCTGGATGGCACAGAAGTCGTAAATGTCGAAGGTATCCGGCACAACGACCATGCCGCCGGGGTGCTGACCCGTCGTGCGCTTGACGCCGGTGCAGCCCATGACAAGGCGGTTTTCCTCGGCGCGGTTGACGGTCTTGCTGCGCTCCTCGAGGTATTTTTTGACGTAGCCGTAGGCGGTCTTTTCCTGCAGCCCGAGGCCGGTGCCGGCTACCGGAGACCGTGCCCGCCTTGAACACGTTTTCCTTGCCGAACAGCTCCTCGGTGTAGCGGTGGACGTGGGACTGATACATGCCCGAGAAGTTCAGGTCAATATCAGGCTCCTTATCGCCGTAGAAGCCGAGGAAGGTCTCAAACGGGATGTCGTGGCCCTCGACGATCATCGGCTTGCCGCAGACCGGGCAGATCTTGTCGGGCAGGTCGAAGCCGTCAAAGTGTACGCCGTCGTTGATCCACTCGCTGTGCTTGCAGTTGGGGCACAGATAGTGCGGCGGCATCGAGTTTACCTCGGAAATGCCGGAGAAGTGCGCGACGGCGGATGAGCCGACGGAGCCGCGGCTGCCGACCTGATAGCCGCCCGCATTGGAGTAGGCCACCAGACGCACGGCAATGACGTACAAAACGGCGTAACCGTGGCCGCAGATGGAGTCCAGCTCCTTTTTCAGCCGCTTTTGCAGCACATCGGGCAGCGGGCTGCCGTAGTCGCGCGCCGCATGCTTCCACGTGTCGTCGCGCAGCTCCTGTTCCGCGCCCGGGATGCTGGGCGGGTAGGTGCCCTTGGGGATGGCGCGCAGGTTGTTGTCGATGGTCGCGGCGATCTTGTTGGGGTTCGTCACCACAATTTCATACGCCTTTTCCTGCGGCAGATAGCTGAAATCCTCCAGCATATCGGGCGTGGTGCGGAAGTAGAG